ATTTTGCATGCTATCACCGACACTTTGAATCGATGTATCTTTGCCTAGAATTTTTATAGCATCTAGTAAACCTTTACCGATAGTATCTTGAGCATCTGCGGCGTAAACTTGAAGCAAGGACATCTGGCCAGCGTATGTAGATAATCTAGCCTTAGCCTGTCCTGAAAATTTTTCATTTAGCTTGGCCATAATCTTTTCCATGTCGCCAGTAGCTAGTAAAGTTTTATCTAGTCCGGCTCCTAAACGGCTAAGAGCTGTGGTCTGGCCTGTAAAGCCACGGGCCAACGCACCGGCTACCGATTCTAAGCTAGCACCTGTCGCAGCTGAAACGTTAAGCGCAGTATCTAAAGCTTTTTGACTAGCAGTTAAATCTCCGGTAACTGTAACTAAAGTTTGAAAGGCTGGCCGTAATTCCCCAGCTACTACGCCATACATTCTTTCGAGGTTTTTTATGTATAGTTCTATGCCGGGAGCTGCAAATCCTAGACCTACATTGTTTAACTGGACCGCTAAAGATTTGGCAGCCTTCTCATCATCCATAAATGCTTTAACAGCATTTTTAGAAAAATTTAAAATAGTAGAAGCGGCAAATACTCCAGCAAAAGTTTTACCTAAATTCTTTATTGTTTTATCGAATGCCGATACATCTTTTTCAGCTTTTTTTAATCCTTTATTGCTCCATGTAACTAATGCGGAAACGACTAAACTGGCCATTATGCCGCCTTTGCTTGTTTAGCATTAAACATACTTGCGGCTTTTTCTACAGCATCTACTACCTTCTTATAAACCTTACCGCTATCTTCTGCCCATGCTCTATAGATTAAGCGACCATCTCGCTTACGACCAGTAGCTTTATAGTTATTCTTTATTTCTGGCAAAGCTTGGATAAATTGAATAGAAGCATTAGGGTTTAAAGATTCTGTACCTATACGACCTCTAGGATGTTTACGGCCAGCGGTCTCATAGATAGCACCGGGAGCAGATTCGTTAGAGACGTAGTTAGTAACAGAAAAGCCATTACGATTGCGCTTATTAGATCCGGCCTTATATTTAATACCAGTTTTAGCGGTCTGATAATCATAAGCCGGGAATGCCCGGTAATTGGCCGTAGCTATAGAAGCTGTAGGCTTACCCCATCCGCTTAGTACATCTTCTTGTCGTGGCAAATATGATCGAGCTGTATCTCTGATCGGAATCATAACGGCCTTTATACTGGTATTCATCTCCTTATATAAATCATCATCCACAGCACGCATAGCCTTTAGGAGTTGTTTAACGCCGGTTACGTTTACTGGCATCGTTCATCTCCTTTGCTCTATCGTTAAATACTTGGATAATATGCCGGAGCATTTCATCATCCATTTCTAAAAATTCTCTAGGCGGAATCCCGGTTTCTACGCTGAGCTTTGCGATCAGATAGGCCATCGAATTCCGACTAATAGCTATTTTTTTTCTTCGAGTACCTCGACCAATTCTAAAGAATCGACGAATTCCGGACCGAAGGTAGGCACGGTAACTCCAGATCTGCGTAAGCATTCATGCGCAAGCCAGAAGATTTCTGTTTGTTTTTCTGTCTCTCGCAAAATCTTAGAGATACCGGCCTTATGAACCAACTCGAAGGCGTACTCAATTCCCGGAGTAATACGGTGTTCCGTTACTTCTCCGTTAGCCCTTGTAATTTTTAGCTTTGCCATTAGTTATATTCTCCTTAGAAGGTTCCTGTAGTTGTTTGTACTACTGTCGAATTACATGTAAATGTAATCGATGACGCATTGATGCTTGAGACATCTCCAGCAATAGGGGTTAAGTTATTAACCAAAATTGAGACGGTGTATAAAGGATTAGCGGCTCCTACTGCGGTTCCCTTTACTGGGATTAGTACAGCTGTAACGGTAGTACCGTAGGCAGCTTGAAGGGTAGGTGTTACCTGTGAAGCTGCAAAGTCATTAAAGAAGTCTAGGCTTAAAGTAGAAGCTTCTAGGCCCTTTACGAATTTATGAGAAGCATCTCCAAGACTGGTGATTTCCAGCTCGTCGAAGATCTGTGAAAGTGTTGCACTTGATACGTGGTCGCTGATATCAACAGAGTTGATCTTAACGCCGACGGTAGATTGTAATTGTACGGCCATTATTCTTCTTCTTTCTCTGCTGGCGCAGCTTTAGTTTTTACTTCTTCTTGCTTAATCTGACCGATTCGGGCCAGAAAATTATTTTCGTTTATATCATGTAGATCAGACATTTTAGCTCCAACTCGTGAGGATTGATATATTAAGTTCAGCTGTTAAAAGTGCTCCACTTGCCGCATCTGTAATAGATGGAGTAGATACGCTAGTAACATTATAAGATAGTGCGCTTGCTTCTAGTTTATTAAACACAGCTACGATAAAATCTTCTATACCGGCTAAGTTCCCTCGGTTATCTAAAGCAGGTACCGCCATCAAAATACGGAAATTAGCTAGTGGCGCAATAGTGTTATAGCCTTCGTTAGTCGGCTGTACATAAGGATCGCCGGGTAATACCGTTACAGAATTAGCGAGCAAAGTAGGGCTCGGAAAAGCGAACGTGCTCCAGATTCCATTATTTGTAAGAGCTGTGGCGATAGTTGATCGAAGCGTAGTTATTGCGGTTGGCACGATCTATCCTACTAACGATGAAGGATTGGCGTAAGGCTGAATGAGCCCCCGGATCCTATTGATTAGTTGATAGCCGACACGATAAGGCGATGGGGTAAACCCATCCATGCCTACTCCGCCCGTCTGGGATACTTGCCGGGCTTGCCATATATCTACAGCTAATATCATCGCAGCTTGACGGATCGCTGGCGTATTAGCGTAAGTGGCTGTCTTTGTATCTGGCCCGGTAGCCGTTCCGTAAGGAACGATTCGATGAAAGTTATCATCGGCCGCAGTTTTAGTAAATTGAATAAAAGAATAACCGTTAGGCCAGTTTTGCCATGCCCACGGCCACCAAAGCATAGGCAGGATATTATTAGTACCGCTAGAGAATGGCACCGTGCCGGTAATTGTGTAAGTACCGTTATAGGTAGCACCGCATCCAGCCAGCGTTACAGATTCTCCGGTAACGAATAGTCCGGGATTAGCAAGCATTACTGTCGCTACGTTATTACTTATTGTTGCGCCTACTACTGGAGCAAAGTCGAACCACAGATAACTATTGAGAAGGTCCTGACTTGTTTGGCACACAGATTCCACGTCAGAATCGGAGTAAAGAGTACCTATGCCAAGATTGGCCCTCAGCTCGGCGACAGTTACGTAAGTAGCTGGCATTCTCTTTACTCCTTTTCTAAAAAGCTCCCCTAGGGATAGGGCTACTAAACCCTAGAGGATTCCTTATTGTGTTTTAGATCTTTGCGTACTTGATGATTCCGTATGGCATTTTTGCGATTGTTGCCATGAATCCGTAGATAGCAATTTGAACCTGTAGATTGCTTACGACGTTTACGCTCATGTAAGCCTGTGGGCTACGGTAAACGGTAAAAGCTTCTGGAGCCAAGATAACCGCTGAGCTATCATCGAATGTAGTTTCTGTAAAGTTCTTATCTACGTATAGATCAAGACCTAATACATTTCCACGTATAGATGATGGACGTACTTGTCCAGCTGCGTTCATTGGTTGGATCGCATTGTAAATCGGACGACCAGTCGTATCAGTAGCACCTAATAGAGCTTGGTACTGTGCTGGGTTAGCGATGTAGTTCTGTGCAAAGTAACCTGTGTTTTTGTAAATTAATGATGATGCTTGCGCTGTGTAATCGATGATACCTGTGCTATCGGCTGTTTCTGCGCTTGCATTAGTACCAGCTGCTAGAAGTGCTGTAAGTGCAGCTGTATCGATTGCAGTTAAGTAAGCATTTTGTAATTGCTGTGTAAGCTCTGAATAAAAGCCAGGATATCCGCTGCGCTCTAATAGCTCGACGGATAGCGTATTCATGCCACTGTACTTGGATACTGTTCCATTTAAATAAACGGTTTCCATTCCGGTATTTTGTACAGCACCGGCTTCGGCTTCTACCGTAACTACTGGAGCTACACCAGTTCCACCTGCAATTGACGTGACCAAAGAAGGGACACTGATGGTCATACCAACTTCCGGCAAAATTCCTTGCGAGCAAGCATCGATTGTAGGAGTTCCAAAACGTGTATTCGTTACGAATTCGCTTAGGTATTGAGTAGGGTTAAAAGCTGGGTTAGTTGAAAATGAATCATCCGCAGCTGAAATAAATAGACGTGATTCATCTGATCCTAGAGCAGCTTTAATTTTGTGCTCTGTGTAGCTCGCAAAATCATTGATCGGCGAACGTACAGTAGTAGAGATGAACGGAGTAGATGTTACTGGGCGAGATGCTTCTACGATTGGAGTAGCTGCCTCTGCCTTTTCTTCGGTTGGCTCTGGAGCTTTGTTGTCCAAGATAGCCTCGCTTTCTTGTTTGGGTTGGTTTTCTTCTACCGCATCGCCTTCGCTAGCGGCTACTTTGGTTACGATTGCATCCGGGTAAGCCGGGCTTTCGACCAAAGACACTTCGACCATTCTGGCAGCTGATACGACTAATACGCCGTCTGCATTCTTCTTAGCTTTAATAACGTCAACTCCAATAGATAAAGATGAAATTAATTCTTCTTGGGCCATTATTAAATAATCATTACCCTTCTGGGATGCAGAAATTTTAAAGGTTCCGTAAATTGCATCTTGTGTAACTTGAAAGCTTTGTGCTCTACCGATCGGATCATTTGCTGAATGTTGCGCTAATAATTTAATGCGCTTAGCGTCTGGGATTTCTACAGATCCAGAGTTAAATTGAACCGGGCCAGCTGAGGTATTACCTACAGTATTAAACGGCAATACGACCCCAGAAATTAATCTACGGCCGGCATCGCTAGATTCAATTTGGCTAGCAAAGGTTAAGTGTATGTTTTCTAGTTCCATTTATAGTCCTAACTCGGTTTCGTTATCTAGTAGATCTTCTTCTTCTGTATCTTCTTCTTCCATCTCTGAATTGTTACCATCTGGAGTTAAATCTTCCATCTCTTTAGCTTGATCGATGTCGATTAACCCAAGATTAAGCATCTTCTCTATAACGTTTAATCTTTCCATAGCATCGGCCCGTAAGAATGTTTCATCGACCGCAAAGCGCACCACGTTTTGAGAATTCGTAATATCATTCATGGATAAACGATTCTCCACTGCACTTATGTAAGTTTGTAGGGTATACGCCAGAAATTCTTTACGAGAATCCAAGATATTTTGATAGGTCATACTGTTATTCATGTCTGCGCTGACCATGAATGCAGGTACGCCCATTAATCTGGCTACTTGGGTCGATAAAAATTGTAAGCTCTCATTGTAGGTCATGTCCTTAGGTGAGAAGCCGGTAGTTTCGTAAGATAAAGTAGAAGTTAAATAAGCTGTAGATCTATTCATACGGCTAGATTTCCAAGCTGCTAATAATCCGGATATTTGTGATTCTGGTAAATCTGCTCCGGTGTTTTTAATGTAACCGGTAGGCATTGGAGTAGCTGCGCTGACAGCTGCCGCCCTTTCTAAATCTAAAGAAGCTTGAATAGTACGTGCCCCAGTTTGTAAAACTCCGCCACCATTTAACCCTTGAAAAGTTACAATAGATTCCATAGGTACGGCAACGCCATCGATGTAATATTGCTCGATCTCTGTACCAAATTTATTAGTAGTAAAAGTTACTCTGTTATTAGCTACCCATTCAAAGCGAGAAGGCCGGCCGTCATCTGCATACTGTTCGGTAATACGCCAGTAAGCCAAATTATAGAATATAAGTGAATCGATAGTCCATGCCATCGTAACGCTTCTAGGTTGTCTAATATCTGGTTGCTCTAACCATCTAGGCTTACCTAATTTTTTGCCGGTAGTTTTGTTATACAGCTCTAAATCTAAAGATGCAATTACTCCGGCGATTAAGTTACGACATCTTGCAACTGTTGGCACTTGTATCGCAAAATCACGACCAACAGAGCCAACTCCTAAAGAATTAGCAGAGCCAGTATTAAAATAACCAATACCGTATGATGAATCCATAACAGCCGGCGCATATTGCGCTTCGACTTTAGGCGTGCTCGCATTACGAAGGCCCAGCGTTTGAAGTAATCCCATGAGCATATTCTCTCGTAAAAATCAAGCATATTCGGGTATTCGCTGATCGTGTCTAAACGTAGATTTGAGCTATCTCTGGCGGATCTGTAAGTAGGTAAACCGCCATAGCTACGCCGATGGCAATATCAACCGGGCCAGCTGATCGCCTTCGGATAATTCTCCAACTTGCATCCGATTGCTTAGCTGCGCAGTTATTGAAGTGGGTTATGAGAATATCTTGGCCCGAATGAACCAGTTTTCCATTAGCTAGGGCATCGTGAAGCATTCCGCAAGCGGTGTAAAATTGTTGCCCTGATACGTCTTTTACAGCGCATCCACTTCTTTCTAATTTTGTGGCGACCGATTGGGTCGTATATTTATCGAAGGCGATAACCCTCGGGAAATAGATATCGGCCCATTTTTTTATAGCTGCCGCTACGACCGTATCATCGACGGCTACCTGGCTAAAGAAGGTTTCCAATACAGCTACGCCGATTTTGCCCGATGGCGTTATCTGGCCCATTACGAGCGAAGCATCTCGACGGCTCGGGCTAATATCGAAGGCGAATATAGTAAGTGGACCCGGCGACAGCTGTAGAGATTTATCGCTGGTATCTTCGACCGAATTATGCGGCCACGGGCTAGCTAGCGAGCTAATCCATTGGCAAAGCGTTTCCGTTCTGAAATCCTCGATCGTATTTACAGCCAAAGATTCTTCGATCGCATTTTCTGTTATTAGTGTGCCTAGTGATGGATTGGCCATCGCCCAACCTTTACGATCTGTAACCGGAGCGAATTCGGGAGCAGAGTATTCATAGAATCCTAAACTCTCCGGCGGATGGCTTAGGCACTTCTCCCGTAAGTTATTCAATACATCGCTAAAAGCATCGCCACTATTGGAGCTAAAGTAACTCTGGCTATTCGGCTGGGCCCGGGTAACTGGCAGAGCTGCGGCGTAAGCTTCTTTATTTACTTCTCGAAGCTCATCGATCCAGAGATACGAAGCGGAGCGACCACGGCTACCATCTCTAGTCGAAGCTACTACATCTAAGCGACCGCCACCATACTTAGGCATTATCTCGATCGATTCCGTACCATTAGCAAAGCGGATCTGTTTAACCATCGGCCTTAGATAATCTGAGCTCTCGAATAGGTAAGCGATCTCCCGGAAGTTAGTAAGTGCCATACCTCGATTTGAGCTCATAATTAATTGATTCTTTTCGCCGAATAGGACTAGGCCGGCTATTGCCCTGATTCTGCCTATATAACTTTTGCCATTCTGGCGAGCTGCAAGAAGAAGTGAACTGGTCCTAATGAATGAATTATCTTCTCGCACCGATAACATGTCATTTAAAACGTACTTCTGCCATTCTAAAGCTGGTTGCCCGATAGCTTCTGCAAGCTCTAACACTTCCGGAGCCCTCGACTTAGTGTTAAGTGGCTTAGAATGTAGCCGTGGGATTATGGCCCCCAACAGCGGTTTTTTAGATTGGGTCAAAGTGTTATCAATTCTGTTGAGGCTGGCCTAAAGCCGGACCAGCATGGACCGTACTGGTCGTAAACCGCATCGGAGAGATATTGTTTGG